TACGCAACATCAAAAACGATTTGGCATAACACACACAGCACAACGATCTAGTACAGCAAACGCATCAACTTATAATGCTTGTACTGATTTAGATTAAAAACCTCTTTACATTAACAACAAAGGCTATACTTTTAGTGTAGCCTTTTTTTTTGGCCAATTTTCTTTTAGGCCAATTTTTTTAGGTGAATTTTTGGGCATCCTCTTTAGCATAGTGTAAGGTGTTGGAGACATAGTGTAAGATGTTGGAGGCATAAAAAAAAACAGGGTTGCATATTTCTACACAACCCTGCATACAACATAATTTATAAAGGATGATTGTTAAAATGGCTTTTACCAATCAATAATATTTATCTTTCTAATTTTTCGTACAATCTGTACAATTCAGCTCTAAAATTATCACCAATTGGATCACCTTGTGGTAATTTCATTCTGTCATCCATACGCATTTCTCTAATCTTTTCGCGTATTTCCATTTCACTTGTTTGTGCAGTTTGTGTGTTGGTAATTGGATTAGGTGCTTTGCCTTCACTCATTAAATTGTACAATATTTCAAGTCCATCAGCAGTATCACTCAATGGATAATTTAGTACATGTGCTGGGAGACTTTGTGCAAATTTTTTAACTGCTTCAAGTTTGCTGTCATATTCAGTGCCCCATTTTGTTTTCAAGTTTGCATTTTCTTGTTCAAGATCAGCACGAGCTGGTTGTGATGCTTTTATTTGTTCATCAATGTTGTCCAATTGATCTTTGTACAATGTTACAACACCTTCAACTTGTTGTTGTGTTAAGTTCAAATGTCTAAACATGTCCTCAGCATTTGTTTTAACATCATTGTCTTCTGTCATTTTTAAATCAAGATTTTCTGTAAAATCCCAACTGTATTCTTTAGGTGCTTTAGGTAATTCAGCAAATTTTTTTTCAAGTTCATTGTATGATTTAGCCAAATCTTCTGGTGCTTTGAATTTTTCAGGCAACCAATCCGGTCTATCAACTGCTTCCTCTGTTGTTTGTTCAACTGGTGCAGTAGCATCTGCTGGTTGTGTATCACCTAATAGTGATGTTTGTTGTTCATTCGTTTCGTTTTGTGTTTCATCTGTCATAGTTATTCCCCTGTAATGTTTACTTTAGTTTCATTTAAATCCATCATATTGCGTATTCGTTGTACCATTTGGCGTTGTGCTTCTTTGTAGATAGCGGCATTGCTGTTTGGATTATCACTGCTAATGCGTGTTTGATTTGCTATGCGTTCTAAATCGTCTAGAACTAATTCACCTTCAGTACTTGCAAACACACGATTATATGATTCTTTCATTCGTTTCATGTCAGTTTTCATTTTGTATTTCCCTTGAATATATGTATCCATGTGTGTTCAAACCAAGTCGTTCCATAGCACGATGGTAGCCTTTGCGATTGTTCCAACTGTACAGCATTATTTTACCTGCACCTCTTTTTAACCCCCACAGTTCTAATCGTTCTAACAATACTTTTGGATACTTTGGATTGCATTTATCGTTGATCAACAATGCAGACACATTTACATCACATCTGTTGTACCACCAATTTTCAGAAAGTTGTGCTACAACTAGGCAATGTACATAACCACTTTGATCTTCAATGGCTTCTGTGTATCCATAACCAGGATGTAATTGTTCACATTGTATAAGTTGATCTAAAAATCTATCGCAGTATTCTTGCTTGTCATATTGATTATTAATTTTCTCACAAAAGTTTTTTGCAAGTTGTACAAGCACTTTGCGTTTTTGAGGTGATGTGTAATCACTGCCCGTTTTAAATACCATCATGTTAAGTTCGTTTCGTTTGTATTATTTATTCAACTGCTGGTGGTGCCATTGGCGGTATTGTTTGTGTTGGATCCTGATCTGCTATAGCCTGTTGTGCTTGTTGCAAGAATTGTTGTTGCTGTTGTGCTTGTAATTTTTGTGCAACTTCATCTTCATCCAACAATACTTCTGGTGACATATCGCCATCTCGTGTAATTTTTCTAGCAAGTTTTGGTATGTCAATGTGTGCTAATGCTTCTGGACCCATTTGTGCAAGTACAGAAAGCAACTGCATATCTCTTTGTATTTCAGACATGCTGATACCTTTCTTCACAGCACTATTAACAACTATTTCAAATTGTTCATTGTTGTTTATAAATTCTGGTAACTCACCACGCAACTGCAAACGCTTGATTAAATTTGTAATTGTTTGTCTTAAGAATTCATTTTCTAAACGAATTGCATATGGTCCAATTCTTCTAAAAAATTCTTGCTGTCTAACCATAACTTCTTGTGCAGTCATTTGTTGTGTTTGTGTTGGTGGTATTATTGCGTCATTGAATAATATTTTTCTAATTTTTTCTCTTTGATCTTCAACTGCTTGGAAACTTATTTGGAAATTACCTGCAAGTGGTAATGGTCTAATTTCACTATCAACTGTAATAATATCACCTGGTTCAATTTTTGTGTTTTGGAAATTAATAGAACTTTCACTGCCATCAACTTGGAAAGCACCTAGTCCAGCAAATGCACTTTGTTTCATAATCAATTGTGTTGCTTCATTGGCTACTCTAATATGTGGTAGTGCTTGACGACAAGGTGAGTTGCCCCACACTGATCCAAGTTCTTTACCAAATCTAAACACAATAAACATTTGTACAGGTGTTGGTCTTTCTTCTAACATCACCATGCCTTCTTCTAGCATCACTCTGTACATCATTTCTTTTTCACCTGGCAAACGCAAACAACTTTCTAAAACTTTGATTTGTTGTTGCGGATTTTTTTCTAATATCCTGTTGTACTTGGTTGGTACTTTGCTACCATATTTTTCAACTAGGTACTGTGCTGACAATGTGTGTGATCTAAACACAGTATCAACTTCACCTTTGTGATTGTCTAAGAAATATAATTGGTGTGTTGGTATAGGGAGGAAATCTATACTTGTGTCATCTTCAATCATTGTTAATGCACCAGTGCCACAAATGATTGCGTCCATTAAACTTTCTGCGGCCGCTGTGTAAAAGTTGCTGTCTCTAATTGTTTTGAAAACTACTTTGTTGGCCATGTCCAACATTTGTCTTACATCACTTGCAACTTGTGGTTTGATTGAATCTCTTACATCTATGTGTGCCCATTGTTGGTTGTTTGGAATCAACAATGTTAAAATAGTAGACAAAAGATTTTGCACACCATCTGATGCTGTTGCATCAAACAATTTCTTTCTGTCTGTTTCGCCTTCTCTAGTACGCCATATGTCTCTAGACGGAAAAGTAAATTTATAAATTTCACTCAACTCATCTTCATGCGTTTCTCTAGCGGCTTTGGCTTGCTGATAGATTTGCTTTATCGCGTTCATGTGTTACCCGTATATTTTACCAAGCAAAGTTCTTTTTGTACTTGGACCCAATGCTTCATCTTTGATTCCCATGTAACTGCCACCGCCTCGTCTTGTGATCAATGTACCTCTGCCTCTTTTTCTTTTGAGTGCTTTTGATAGATTGTTAGCGGCATCTGATTTTGCAGTTTCTTTATCAATGATGACTTGCCTTGCATCTCTTTCCATTTGAATTTTGTCTTGGGCTCTAGCCATCTCTTCTGCTGATGGAACTTTTGGTCTCATAAAACTCATTACTGAACTCCCAATTTGTTAATCAATGTTTCTATTTTTCCTAATAGGCCTCTTCTGCTACCTGTTGCTTCACTTTCAACACCAAGTGCTGTGCCTCTTTTAGTTACTAGACTTCCTCGTCCTCTAACCAATCTACCTCTTCTTGCTACACCTAAGTTTGTAGATCTAGATTCAAAGCCACCAGTCGTATTATAAATTGGTGGTGGTGGTGGAGCCGGTGGTGGTGGTGGTGGAGGTGGTGGACTTGGCGGCGGGCCAAAATCGCACATTGCTAATGGGCCAGTGTAATCATATGAATCCTCTTCAATGATGTTACCGTCTTTGTCCCAAACTATTTTATTGTAAATTTTTACCATGGTTTTTAAATCCTTATGCGTGTGCGTTAAGTTATATATATAATATATATCCAACGATTATCTGTTAGCGTCCTAACAGTTGTATTTATTTATCAATCTAACCTGCTGATTTTTGATATGCTTCCTGTTGATTGGATAACTGATTTGATTGCAGGTATTCTAGTAACATCAATGCTGGGTTCTGGTAGATGTGATATTGCTTCAGACACAGCATCTATGCAGTCATCATGTGTGTTTGAATTTGGAAATTCTTCTAGCTCTTCCATAAACGGAGAATTATTAATTACTCTTTTATGGATGTATAATCTGCTAATTTTAATTAATGGTTCCAATGTTTGTGCTATGAATGTTTTCTTGTTTGCAGTTCTATATTTGTTTACAAATTGAATTTTGCGTTTCATTTCTTTACAAATTCTTTTGGCTTCATTTAACAAACTTGCAGAAAAGTTTTCCTCAATAAACACATGGCCAATGCCATAGCGTGTACAAGCATTGATGATTTGTTTTATTTGGTGTGTAAAATCTTTTGTTTCTTTATCAACTGCATTCAAAACAATAACATCATGTACATAAACATTGCCTTGATCGTCTCTCATTACCACAGCAAACACACTTCTATCTCTGTTGTGTAATCCAGTTGCAGGATCCCATGCACCAGCCATTCGTCTTATGTTGGGTGCATTATTCTTTTGTGATAATTTAACTACAGGCAAGTATCCGCCAAATGGTTGTGCTAGGTGTTGTACATAGATGTCATCTTCATATGTGTGTATCCTATCCAAGTCCATCAATGGTTGATATGTGCTGGTAGGTATTAGCAAATATTGTGAAGCAAAGTCACCATCAGTTGTTGATTGTTTTTCTCGTTCTAACCATTCCCAATTGAATTGTCCGTCAGGATGATTAGGCCAAGCAAGTACTTGTGTGTCTGCATTGTACACAGGTATTTTGTGTATGGTGTAACCAATGTTAACCAAATGATCATACAAACTTTTTTGTGTATGTGGTGTTCCAAGACACAAAATGTTAGGCGCCATTTTTGAAAATTCTGACACACGCTCTTTAATTCTATCTCGTGCTTCTTGTGTTATACTGTTGTCTGAAACTTCCAAGTCGTCACCAATTATTAAATCCGCATGCATCCCCGTATATGATGCTCCCAAACTTGTTACAGCAACTGATGGATTCAAACTGATTACATCTCTATCAACTGTAAAGTTTTGCACTTGCCATTGTGTTAAATCTTTTTTCAAATGTTGTGTAAGTGGATTGCTTTCAATAGTAGTTCTAATCATCAACGAGTTACGCAATGCAACATTGCGTTTTGCAGAAATAATAATGCAACTAAAATTTGGATTTAGATACAACCGCCACACCACATACAAACAAATCAAATGTGATTTGCCTGCGTGTCTAAATACTTGAAGTATGCGTCTAGGATCGCTTTGTGTATTTTCTAACCAGTCACACATTTGTAAATGCAACTCTGGTGTTGTACGCCCGTCAAGAATATTTTGTACATCCACAAATTGGCGAAACGGTATATAGTCAGCCATTGACTAGTCCTCTTTTTTCAACTCTATTATTTCTGCCTGTTCTGCTTGATGTTTT